TTTGTGCTTATATAAAGGTTTCCAGTGCCAGCATCCACGATGTATGAATGACTGGCATCGTGGTAAATCTGCAAGTCAGACCCAGCACCAAAGACAATCTTGTCGTTGTCGCCAAAGGTGGCATTGCCATTAAACTCAGCATCACCTGTTACGGTCAATTCATCTGCCGTATTAAATCGTGTGGGTCCTGCGCCTATATAGCCCATAGATTATTCCTAACTGATTTCAAGAATTGACATAGCAACATCAGCAGATGCAGCTACATTACTAGTAACTTTAATTGTATCCCCCGGCTCCACAACAACCTTTTGGTCACCACCAACAACAACCAAAGAAGACCCTGTAGGAATAGGAGCATTCTTAATAAGATATACACTATCTTCTGCACCGCTAGTTCTTGTGCTTGCGTCTAGCTGTACATCTACTTCAATTTGACTTGTATGTATATTAGCAACAGTTAAGCCAATAATTGTTGTTTCAGTTGCAGAAGGACCTGTATAGATAGTAGCTGGGCTAGTACCTACTCCTGTATCTGTTTTAGATTTAAATGCGTTTGCCATGTAAATATTCCACCTAATTATTAAAAGATTATACTATATTTTTTAACCCAATGCAATAGCAATTGCAATGGCAAATCCTTCACTTCCAACACCTGTTAGATTAGAACCATCACCATAATAAGAGTTAGCCGAAACATTTCCAGACATAGTAATTGAAGTTCCTGATACGTGTCCTGTTAAAGTACCTCCTGCTAAAGGTAAGTGGTTTGCAATACTAGTTGCCACCGTAGCAGATAATGCTGTAAGATTAGTATTTGTATTGTCAATACTAGTTGCCATTGTTGCAGATAAAGCAGTCAATGCGGCATCTGTTGCAACACCTGATGTAGAAATTACACGACTACTATTAATATCAATTCCTGTGCCTGCAGTATATACAAGTGCAGAACTAAACTGTACAAAAGTAATAGCTGTAGTACCTATAGTAATAGTACCTACATTATTACATACATAAGCCTCACCTGCACCATCATCACCTTCTTGAACATAGAAGTAAGAACCGCCATCAATACCTGTATTGTCACTAGGTGAATAACTATCCGCATCTGTAGCACGAGTAAGTACCCAGTTAGTAGACGGAGACCCTGTATCAGTTACAGTATATATACCATTTTCATAGGCATTTGTCTGATTGTAAATAAGTACACGGTCACTTGTATTAAGTGTCACACCGTCAATAACAAGTGCAGCTTGTGTACCTGCATTGGTAAGTGTAGCACCTACACCACTTGCACCATTATTATATGTAGCATTTAAGTTTCCTGCAGTGTTAGGACTTTCTACACGCACTGCATCATGGAAATGAATAGCAGCCGCAGTAAGATTATCTACATATTGTTTTGTCGCTGCTTCAAGATTTGTAGCAGGCGCACCTGCAAGTGTCAATGTTCCAGTCATAGTACCACCTGAAAGCGGTAAATGATTTGAAATAGATGTTGCTAATGTGCTAGACACAGAAGCAATATAATTATTAACTGATGTTATGACACTATTAATAGATGTAATTGATTCAGCATTTACTGAAGTTAAAGCACTTACAGCAGCAATAAGAGTATTACTATTATCAATACTAGTTGCCATTGTAGATGACAAGTTTGTAATTACATTATTAATAGAAGTAATAGCTGATATATTTGTATTAATATTAGTAGTATTATTTGTTACATTAGTATTAGTATTATCAATACTAGTTGCCATTGTTGCAGATAAGTTTGTTACTACACTATTAATAGAAGTAATGGCGTTAATATTAGTTGTTACATTAGCATTAGTATTATTAATAGATGTTGCCATTGTTGCAGACAAAGAAGCAATATCATTAATAGTTGCTACGCTTACTCCTGCAAGAGTAGCTGCACTAACTATAGTAAGTTGATTAGCAGTAAAGGTGTTAGTAGAAACATTTGCAAATGTAAGATTTGCTGCATATAAAGTACCAATGCTTGCACTAACCGCATGAAGTCCAGTAGTACTTACAATAGGTGAATAAATATTTGATGTAGCACTAATAGTATTAGCAACAATATCAGTTGCACTTACTGCTTTAAGATTTGTTGTTCCTGCTACCTCTAATGTGCCAGATACAGATACATTATTTTCTACATAAAGAGAAGAACCAGAAAGTGTACCGCCTATGAAAGCATCTGCACTTACTGTAGTTGTAGCTGTAACATCTGTAATACGACCATAAGTATCTACAGTCATTGTGGTCATAGGACCATAAGTGCCTGCCGATACGCCAGAGTTAGCTAAATTAATTGTTGGGTTTCCTTCGGTTCCATCTGCATTAGTAATACTAAGTGGACTACCTACAATAATAGAACGACCATATACACTACCTGCGCTTACAGCAATAATACCTATAGCACCTGTAAGGTCTGCTACATTATTTAAAGCTGATACGTTAGCAGTTAGTTGTTCTCCACCAATGAAAAAATTACCATTGATATTAACACCTGACTGTGAAATTTGTAAAGCAGAGTTAGTGCCTTCACCATCTTGTATGGTTCGTAATGTTGCATCTACACCAGAATTATTGTTGCTAACTTGCAACAAATCTTTATAAGTATTTGCAATAGTTTTACCAGTAAGTGTTGCCATTATATTGTGTTCCAGTGTTTAGTTGTAGCATTCCAATTTGTATTAGCACCATTCCAAAGTTGATTACGGTCTGCATTATTTTCTGGTCTTGCATTAGGAATATGGAAGTATTCTCTTAAAACTGGTTGTTTGTTTTGTGCATGATTTTTTAAATCATAAGAACCATCATAATCTCTAGGACATACCATAAGACCATAGCTATTGGTCTTCATTACATTTCGTCTATATTCAAATCCACATACATCACATTCTACAATAGAATTTTTAAATCGTGCCATTTAAACCCCCGGTGGATATGGTGGCAACCAATCCGTAACTGTAACATTTGTAGCAGGCATAGGTGAACGTCTGCTTGGATATTTTAAAGGGTTTTCAGAAACTGCAGATATTTTATTTTGTGGATGGTTTTGTTTATCATAACTTCTTTCAAAATCAAAAGAACAAACCATTAAACCATATGTGTTTTTCTTTAAGTCTTTTAATCTATAACGAAATCCACACACATCACAAATACCATAAGCTTTCTTACCTACACCCATTATATTACTACTTTAGGTTTAAAGAAAATACTTACACGCTCTCTATCTTCTTCCATAGCACGAGCAAGTCTTTCTTCATATTCCTGTTTAATAAGTTGTATTCTTCCACCATCTACACCGGGACGTTTCATAGACATATGATATGCAAGACCTGCGGTTAAACATGGAAGGAATCTTCTAGAAATATCTGCATTCTGAAGTGCAGATTTATCTACATCTTCTATATATCTAACAAGTTCTAATTTAATTTTATCTGTAGAATTTTCTGGAATAGGCCACAAATGTACTACAGGTGCGCCACGTTCATGTCTTACTGCATATTGAGTAGTACGTCCTATCTGACCTTTATTAGGTATTTTAAGATACTCTTGCATTGATATTCTTTCAATTTGAATATCTGTATCACTCCGATTATGTACAGCTTCAAGAACATCAATAGTAGAAGAAGCCAGTGTAAATGTTGTTACACTGGTAGTTAAAGTTACAGCAGAAGTATTAGAAGTCCACAGCATAACGCCACGGTTCTGCCAATCTTGAAGAATAAGATTTATAGAACGCCGTGCAGATTTAGGTTCGTGGCCTAGAGTTTCCTCACCACCAATCATTTCTAAAGCTTCTTGGATAATCTCATCAATGTCCATTGAGAAATTAAATGTACCTGAAGTAGCCATTTAGTATAACCTATTCTTTCTCTTTGTTGATTGGGCTGTAGACTTTTTCCCATTCTTCTTTATAGAAGTCTTTGTCAATCGTTTGATTAATCCGGGCTTCATAACCTGTTGACCAACTGCGCCACGATTTATAGCCATTAGTAAAGCCTATTAGAACCTGACCCAATTTTACCACCAACCTTTTTACGTTGGGCTTTAGGTTTTGATTTAGGTATAGGTATGTTAACACTTTTTTCTTTAAGAACCATATATCCATCTGGAGTTGCAACATACGGAGACGGTGGAGTAGTAT